GCCGTGCTTGGCGATCAAAACCCAACGAAAGCGAGTCTTAGCAAGACTCGCACAAGCCAGAAAAACCAAAGGATTTCCCGTCCGTGGTCCTAGTTGTGGTCCTGGGTTATCCGTAGACTACAAGCAGCAAACAGGGGGAAAGCAATGGGTAAGCGTGAGCCAAAGACGATTGATCCGAAGCAGATTTCCGAAGCCTTGGCCCTTTTAGCCGGTGCGATGAAGAGGGCAGCACAAGCCATGGAAGACTTGGTTAAATCGCCAGAGTTCCAAGAGTTCCTGGCTAAGCACTATCCGCCTAAGGTATCGAAGCAAACAAGGGGAAACCATGGCAGCGTTTGATCACGACAAGATTCAGCAGATGCGAACGATGGAGAACTGGTCCGAACTCCAGGAGGACGACCATCATCGACAAATGCGGATCGCTAAATTCATTTTGAGCCTAGCGCGAGTTGCCAACGATCTACAGGCATTGCGACACTCGTATTCGATAATTCATAGCTCGCGAGCATCCACCCAAGCCCAAGTGCAAGGTTTGTTTAACGCTCGGCAAGCGATGGATGAGTTGGAATTCATGATCCGACAGCACTCCATTCAAACATTTGGCAAAGACATCTTCTTGCCTGGAGACCCTGCGGAAATCCGATTACCCACTCTTCCGCCTGAGGGCCCGGAGCAAGGAGAAGCAAACCATGGAAAGGTTTGATCCAAAGATGATGATGATGATAGGGGATGTCGGCAGTAGGCGACTGGAGTTCTCCACTGTCCTGTCACAAAAAGAATTCTCCGAGTTGATTCGCGAGACCGATCGAATCTTCTCTTTTGCCCTGCGAACTTGGAACCCAGAAACAGGCGATGCAGTGATCGAGCTTGTGCCAGGAAACGGCATGGCATTGGTTAGTAAGTACGCGGAATGGGAAGCGACCGACAAGTCGCCCGAAAGCGTCGAAATTCGTGACGCCTACTACCGAGCTCGTCGCAAATTTTACAAGGATCTTCTACACGAGATTAGTCGCTCGATCGACGAGTCAACTGAATCGGGACCGGAACAAGACCCATCACCCACTCTTCCGCCTGAGGGCCCGGAGCTCGGCTAGGGTGAGCTTGCCATCGTTGGGCCGCTTGGCGATCTTCTCGACGGCTTCGACTCGCTGCTCGACCGGGGACGGATCTCGGGATTGATCCTGCTCGGGTCGATCCTGTCCGGATCGGTCGCTCATGCTGATCTTGCGTCGGCGTACCACTCGATCGGACTCGCCGGGGACTTTCACCCCCAGGATCGATGCACCCACCGCGGCAAGGATCGTCGAGTCGAGAAAGTGATTGTCCCGTCCTGGACGCAAAGCCCACTCAAACAGCTCTCTGCCTTGGCCTTGGGTTTTGGTGGGGTATTCTGCGGACAGGTTGTCCCCGGCCATGCGGTGACGCAGCGGGGCAGCTCGGTAGAGCCACCATGCTCCAGGCTCACCGGCGTCGGTGGTCCAGCGGTGCATCATCGCCGTCTTCCAGGTGTTCGTGTCGATCAAGCAGTACCGCGGGGCCCGGGTTCCTTTGGTCGGTGGCATCCGCCAGCCAAATCCCATCCGTTCCCCGGATTTCTTCTTCTCCATGTTCCATGGCCTTTGGCGTGCGGTGACTCCCTTGCCATGGCTCGGAATCACATGCTGATGCTGCTGGCTAAATTTGTAGACGACTTCGGCCTGGAAGCCTGCATCCACGACCATGATCTCGGGCCGGAACTGCGTCCCATCGTCTCGAGTGTAAGTGACAGCGAGTCGTTCTTCGCGGAGCTTGCCTAGCGCGACACGTAGCGACTCGGTCTCGGATTTAATTCCGGTGGCTCGGATGATGGTCCGATCGATGTCGGCGAGGGTGACGTAGTCGATTCCAGGCTCGGGCCAGATCCCATAATCGACGACGAGCCCGGAGAAGTCCGCTCCGACCCCAGCGACTGTCCACCACAGCGAGGATCCTTGAACGTCGACCCCCAGGGTAATGTGCTCGACCCAGTCGGGGATTTCCCCGCGTCGGTGGGTCGGCAGTATCCGCAAGCAGAACTCGTCGGAGGTCAGGCAGCGGATGCCATCGACGGCAACAATCGATTTCTTGGGCTCGTTTTGATACTCGGCGTCGAAGGTGTCCGGGTTGTCGAACCGTAGATTCTCGGCGTGCTGGATCGCCGAGATCTCATGGGGAAACTTGCGATGCGCCCAGCCCACCCGAGACCCTGCGTCCATCGCGGCGCGGTTGGCTCGATAGAACTTGTTGGCCTTGGGATGCGCGTCGTTTCCTTCGGCGATTTCTTCGGCGCGGATGTCGAAGTACTTGTTCCACAGATCCCGGTTGGTTGGCCACTCATAGACCAGCCGGCATCGATCGCCGTGCCATTTCGGCATGAGCTTCTGATTGAGCATCCGGTCGGCTGCGTCGCCCTCGCGGATGACGGTAACGGCCGCAAAACCTGCGATCCGTTTACCGGGGCCAGCTAGCCCCAAGAGTGCCCCTCCAATAACCTTTTCTCGCTTGGCACACTCAGGGTCTGAGAATGCTGACTTGTCGGTCTGCGGGTCGTTGACAAGCAAGAAACCAGGTCGGATCGTCCTGCCGTCGGAGAGTACTTTTTGCATCCCGCGAACACGGCCGAGGATCCCAGTGCAGCGGATGATCGCCCCAGATGCCTGAGAACCCTCGATTGTCGGGAAAATTAGTTCCCTGCGTTTCCACCCAATAAGAGTCCGCTTGCCTTGAGTCGTCTGCGCGTTGCCTCGCTGAGTGATTCCCTCGAGGCATCGAATCGGAAAAGCGATCTCCGGGAAATCCTCGAGAAGCAGCGGATTGGTTTCCCACTCGATCTTAATCGCATCGAGCGATTCCTCGGCTGCACCGGCGTCGGCTTCGACCAGGACGCCAAACTTCTGATGACCATAGGACAACACCCAGAGCATGGCTCGGATCAGGATCGTTGTCTTGCCTGATCCTCGAGGCATTGCAATCGCCTTGAGTCCGCCCTCGAGCGCTCGTTTCTCAATGTCCTTGAGGATCCGCTCGTGATCCTCGGAGAAGGGCAGGGGAAAGGCTTCGGGAAAGTACGTCAGAAGGTACTTCTTGAGATTGAGCCGACAGGACTCTCGTCGCTTAGGATTGACGATCGCCGGTATCGGCCCGATGTCTCGGGCCTCGGTCGATTCCTCTTTGGCTTTCGACGCCTGGCGCTTGCGGTGCTTGGCGTAGGAGTCCTTGGGACGCTCCGAGCCAGACTCGTTGTCGTCGTCCTCGGGATCCTCGGGAGCTGCTGCGGCTGGCGGTCGCTTCTTTGCCATCAGTATCGGCTCGGCCTTTGGCGTGGAATACCATGCTTGGGGGCACAAGCACACTGGCGGTAGTACCAAGTGATCCGCTCTCGCGTGGATGCGGCTTTGTACTTGGCCCCACAGCATGAGCATGTGGGCGCTGTGCCTCTAGCCTGCCTGCGGTATCGTCCGTGCGGGCTGGAATTGTGGGGCATAAGATGCGTCATCTCGGCATTTAGTTGGGCGAATACGACCATAGTCCTGAGTCCTCCTGGCTAGTGCGAATCGAAGTTCCATCGAATAGCGACGCTCCGTCTTTTGGTTGCTCTTTGGTTGCCACTCCGAGCTGGACAAGCCTCTCGGAAAGGGTCTGGTGTTCGCTGATCCACAGGTGGCCTGGTTGCTTGGATTTGGGCCGGAGGTTGCGAAACCATTCCCGGTCATGCTGCGGGGTGGGGATCAGCACTCGAGTCCACAGGGGGCACTTCTCGAGGATCTCAACCGTCGCTCGGTAGGCAGCGACTCCTGCGGGATTTGATTCTTCCTTGTCGTGCTTTTCGTCGGTCCCCATGCGTTTATGCTCGATCTTTCGCGACATGGGTGGGGTGAAGCAGTCGATCAGCACCAGTTCGATCTCGCTGTCGTCAGGGAGCATGATGCGGATCACATTGGGAGACAACGCAAACATGATCTTCGCGCGAGTCATCAGGCCTAGCAATCGTGGGCAACGCATGGGCGTCAATCCTTTGGGGTGAGTGTAAGCGCAGGGTTTCCTACCAAGCGGAGCTGCTCGATGAGCGATCGGAGCAATTCGGTTTTCTTTGGCTCGCCGGAAGCATGGACGAAATGGGCGTCGGGCAAGATCCGGTTGAATTCTCGGTTCCAGACTTGACAGTTCTTTTGAGGCGCCAGGATTCGCTTCGCGACTTGCATTCGATGGAAGTTGATCCCCACCAAGGTTTGCTCGGAGACATGGCCAGTGGGGATCGGCAGCGTCGGAGGCTTCCACACATCCGCACCGTGCTGCTTGCAATGAACCACTCCCGAATTCAGGGATTGAATGAAAAGCCTAGAACTTGGACGGTAGCCGATGCAATCCGATACCGCCAAAACCGAAGCTTCCACCCAAGACTTTGCAGGCAGGTAATCGAACTCGTCGTGGATCGAAACGCTCGCTTGTGTCTGGAAAATCGATTCGTCGGCTGATTCGGTGACAAGCACATCGGCATCGAGGTACAGCGTTTGATCGTAGGCTTTGGCGAATTCATGAACTCGGAACTTCTCCAGGCCCCACCAGCCCTGGGTGGTATTCTTCAAGGCGACAAAATCCGCACCGCAGGCCTCGGCGTAGGCTCGCATCGGGCCCTCGGTGTACCGCAGCCACTCTCGAGCTTTGCCAGTCGCGACGGTGATCACAAGACGCCGACCGCCCTTGATGGTATCATTCACAGGGCGAAACCAAGCCACTTGCCCGGCCGCAGCAATCCTCGACCAGATCTCGCGAGCGCGGGCAAGTGGCACTTGGGGGTGGGAGTGATCGACATCGATCCTCGCGTTGATGGCGTTGTGCAGTTCGACCCCCCAATAGAAAAACGAATCGGGACTCACGAGTACTTCGTCTGTCAGTGGAAACGTTTCCAAGGTCGCCTGAATGTGGACTGCACAAGAGCACCCAGGAGGAAGACTCCACCGGAGCCACTCGGCGAACCATTCCTTGGCCTTGGCCGGATCCCAGTCGTTGGCATGGCGAAACGAATACAGATGCAGTGCTGGCCAACCCAGGTCCCGTTGCTCGGGCTCGAGGTATCGGCCCTCGCCGAACTCATGGACGACTCCGGTGATTCCATCGACAGCCTGCGTGGTGTATGGTCCGGGCAAAACTGGATGCCCTAGTAGGTCTCGCATCAGGAAAGCTCCACGGTCCATTCGGTGGGAAATGCAGTCGGAGGCAGAGAACCAGGCGTGACGACTCCTGAGTCTGTTGACCCGGTCAAAGTGTTTTCGAACCCGGAAAAGTAGTTGATAAAATTTGGCGGATCGCAGAATGGATCGTCGCAGGATGTCGGCGTGCAAAGACTGGTTTCGGCGGTGTCGAGATTGCCTGAGTCCGAAGGGACATCAAAGTCGGTGCAAGTGAAATCGGGTGGATCGCCAAAGGTGGGGCTAGAGGCAGAAATCTCGGCGGCGCACCTCGGGCCGCAGCTCAGGCCCACTGCGTTCTCTTGATTGAACACCATTGGAAACTCAAGCGTGTCGACCGAACGACGGAACACTTGCCGAAAAGGATGCAGGGTGACCGACAACAGCGACGGGTTGAATGGCGGTGGTGATCCGACTGGCCAGACTCCGCTGGTACTGTTCGAGCATTGCCCAGGCTGATCGCAAAACTGGGATGATGAAATGACTGTCGTTTGGGATCCCTGTGTGACCTGAGTCGCCCAAGTCAATCCGATCTGTCCTTCGATCACGAGCGCTAGACGATAGCGGCACGCGTCCGGCTCGTCGCATCCGTAGCCAGGCTGAGTGCGGCTGATGTACAGCCGTGCAGTCGTGATACCAGCTCGCAGACGCCAGCCCAGCACACACCCTAATGCAGTCTGGTAAGTGGATCGACAAGTCTCAATGGGACCGATGATTTTGCAGGGCCCAGGGAGGCTGGGATTTGTGCAAATCGCCCAATCGTAATCGACGCTCGTGTAGGTCCGTCCGTAGCGCCTCCATTTGTAGACTCCATTGGCATCACTCAGATCGTTCGGAGCCGCTCTTGGAAAAGCGGTGATGCTCGAGCAGCATCCGTTGACGGTCGCAAAGCTGGCATCGTACACCACAGCAAAGGGCAGCAGTCCATTGTTGCCAGTCACCTGCATGCTGTAGAGACGGTCATTGAGCCGTGGTTGCCTGCATGCGTCTCGGCAGCGGTAGCACTTCTTTTGCGAGCCGTTGGCGTCGCACCAGGCACAGGTCATTCGCTCTATGATCGTCGATGTCATTGGCTAGCTCCCTACACACCATGGAGTGATGACTTGCCAAACTCCGCTGACGTACACGCACCAGCCTTTGTCTCCATTGACTTGCCAAGTCGCGATGTTGAACGGATCTCGGATCAGTGTCGAGTAACCGCTCGCCCCGCCAATCGTGGCCGTTGCTGAACCCGATCCCCAGTTTGTGGTCAGTGTGTAACTCGATTGCATAGATCTGCATGACAGATCCCAGATGCCGAAACCAGCACCCCCAGAAAGGCCAGAAGTGTTGGCGACAACCCTTGCTAGGCCGAACACGCCACCAGTAACGTTTCCGGCTATTGGCTGGACAAAACCACTAGGTGGCGAGCCATTTGCGACAGCCAAACCGGCGATAGCAACACGACCGAACTTGCCGTCTTTGATGGGCTCCAGAGTGACCGCGAGCGATTCGAAAAAGGGGTTAGCATCAGTGACCAGGGGAGTCAGGGCCTTGAGGGTGTAATACCCTTTTCGGTACTCCGGATCGACGCGTGGAACTGCTTCCTGGGTCGAGATTCCAGGCGTGCTCCCCGCTGGTATCAGAGCAGCCCGGCAGATTGCCAGATCCGCACCGGTCTCATTCTTGGCGATGGCATGGCCGGGCCCTAGTCCATCGAGCAACGGCGTACCAAAGGACGCTCGCTCGCCACGCGCAGCCTCGATGAGCTTCGTGATCTCTCTTTCACGGCTTGCCGATGGTCGGAATTTGTCGCCTGGAAATGTCATGATGGAAGGGGTTAGATTCCTAGCAAGGCAAAATTGCCCTCTTCGTACACTCGTTCGACGTACACTCCGCGAGGTCGCCGGATGACAAAGCCACCCGACTCCCAAGCTTCATAGTCGATCCACAAGTATTCGTGCCCCTTCTTGGCAACGCCGGTAATTGTACCAAACGATAGCCCAGTACGATTTGGCGAAGCAGAAAATTTGAAAGTAACTGTCGTTTCGCCGTTGCTAGATTGACGGAACTCCGCGCCGGTAAAAAGCAGTTCACCCTGGGCGAAATCTCGAAAAGCTGCGTTGTTGGTTTTGTACGTCAAATTCACAAGGGTCAACACATACGCAAAACTTAGTAAGCCCTTTGCCATCGTCTTTTCGATCGAAAATTCTAGGCCAGGAATCCCGATCTCGACGCCCTTGACTCCGTTCTGATCGACGTTGATCGCCGATCCATAATTCGCAGCGCCCGAACCGTAGATCGTTGTCCCATACGACTGGGTGATTGTCTGGCTCTTACCCTGGCTCGTGCCACTGTAGGTGAACAGCTCGATCGCACGAGATTCGTACCCAAAGACAATTTCCCATGCGTTTGGCGCAAGCGGCTTCGCCTTAGCAGTGACCATCTGCATCGCAGGAAGTACTCCACTGGCCGCAATGGTCAATGGGAATGGAGTACTGGGCAAGTCGATAGCTGCTTGTGCAGCATCCTCCGCCTGGGTGTATCCAGTAACGATAGCGATGCGGTTGAAGCTTTTACGTCCACCAATGAGATCGAAGTCCGTTTCGCGAGACTCTGCGGTTTCATCAATGGAGATCGGCAAATGCGTCCATGCACTCATGATTTAGTTAGGTCCCATAAGTAGGCGATGGTGATTGGGCGGTGTTCTTGGCGATCTGCGAGAGCAAGTCGTTCGACTTGGCCGACTGATCTGCCATGCGATCGAGGGCCGATGTAGTGCCCCCAAGCATGCCAGCAGCAAAGCCGGAGAACGTTCCTCCGACTTGAGTGGCGGTAGTCGCCTTGACCTGTTCAACGGTGGGGATTTTCCTGCTTGTCGGAGCGGATAGCGTCTTGGCTGTGTCGACCACGGCTTCAACGGCTTGCCCCAAAGGACCAAGGAAGGAAAGGAATCCTTTCCCTGGTGCGTTTTTGTCGATCTCCGCCGTTTGTGTTTTCAACGATGCTCGGAGATCAGAAATCGATTTGTCAAATACACCAAGGGATTGAGCGTTGCGTCCCTCGCGATCGCTCTTGGTTTGATTCGCCTGGGCAGTGATCCCCTGCGTCATTTGATTGGCCAATTGCAAGCGTCCAGTATTGCCAGTCTGTAGCTCCTGGTCTCGCTTCTGGTTGGCAGTGTCTAGCGATTTCTGACGCGCATCGGCTCGCTTGGCCGCATCCTTGTCCATCTGCATCGCTGCTTTTTCGTAGTCAACCGAACGGTCGATTAGCGAATAGATGTACAGCAATTTCTTGGCGATGAAGTTGACCGTTTCGTCGAACGCACCCTGCAACCAAGTGACTGCCGTTGCGAATCCTTTGGCCAGTTGGGTTGGGATCCCGGCCAGGGTGTTCACGACACCGACGACCATTTCAATCGCACCAATGGAAACCATGGCGGACAGATCCGTCCAAGCGTTCTGGATCTTCGTGATCATCGAAAGCCACCCCGCGTACATGTCCCGCGTTGCGACCCGGAAGACCAATTGCAGGCCGGTCATGGCGACTTGGCCAGCGGCTTGCCACTGGCCGGACATCAGAGCGGTCTTGATCGCATCGAACACCGGCAGCACAATCGATTTGAGCTCGTTGAACTTGGCGACCAGATAGCCGACCATCTCACCCCCCACTCCCGAAAAGTAGAGGAATGCTCCAGTGGCGGCGGTGACTCCGACGATCACCAGACCGATCGGGGAAACCATGGCGGTGATCAGTCCGACGAGCATGCCGAATACTGTGGCAATCGCTCCACCGATCGCAGCCAGGCCGGTCATGGCCACCGAGGCGACGGCCGCAGCTCCACCGAGGGCGAAAAGGCCAGCCAGCAAGCCAGCTCCGACCGCAGTCCATTTGGCGATCGTGACGATCAGCTCTTGGTTCTCGCCGATGAACTTACTGACGCTCGAGACCACACTGATGATCCTTTCGCCGACTGCGGTCAGCAGCGGCGCGAGGGCCGAACCGATTCTGGTCTGAAGGCCACCGATCACGCCGAGCAGCCTGTCGAACACATCGCCGAGCTTAGCGGCGGCGGCAGCATCCTCGCCGGACATGGTTTGACCAAGATCTTGGGCATCCTGTTGGAGCTTGCGAATTTCCTCGGCCCCTCCGGAAAGCATGGGGACCAGGTCCGCACCGGCTTTGCCGAAGTACTCCATGGCCGCAGCACTTTTGAGGGCTGGATCCTGGATCAGTGATAGCTTGTCGGCGATCGCGAGGAATTGCTCGTCGGGCGACATTTTTGCAAGGTCATCGACACTCAAGCCCAGAGCGTTGAATTTGTCAGCAGCACCAGGCACACCGGCCACCGCGTCGGCAATCCCGACTTGCATCTTGCGAACGGCTTTCTCGAGGGTTCCGACATCGGTACCGGAGAGCTTGGCCGCATAGCCGAGCGAGGACACCGCTTCGGCACTCATGCCAGTTCGCTGGGCCATGTCGTCGACTGCGGACCCAGCGTCGGCAAAATTCTTCGCCAGTGCAACCAAGCCAGTCACAGCGACCGAGCCAGCGATCGCAGCAGGGAGGCTGAGTACGCTCTTGGAAAAGCCGGACAAGGCACCTTGGGCACCAGTGAAACCTTTTGCGATTCCGGTGCCCATGGTCGTCGCGACGCCTTTGAGCCGTGCCATCGCGGCTTGGACTTGGGCCATACCTTTATCGAACGACCCCTGTTTGGTCGCGATCTCGACGTAAGCTTGACCGGCCTTGATGTTACTCGCCATGTGTTACCTCACCGCTGCGATCGAGTTCTTGAACAGCTCGGGGAAATTGGGGGCTTCGGCCTCGAGCGCAGGACGCATGAAGGGCCGCTTGGGATAGCGAGCTCGGCGACGGCGAGTCTCGAATCGATACCCAGGCCGCTCGTCATACCTTCGACGGCCGTCGACCCGTCGCCAGTTGGCAGACTCGCCCTCTCCCTCGATGGAAGCGTATCGGTACTCCCGAATGATCGCAGTCTCGCCCCGTTCATGCAGACCGGCCACAGTGCTCGTGACCGACTCGATCGTGAAGTTGACTTGGTTCAGTTGCACTGGGCCGACGATCGTCGATTCGCTTTGGGGCTGGTAGGCGAACAGAATCGTCTTGAGCGAGTGCGTGTTGGGCGAGTGAGCCGACGGTGGCGAGCCAGGTGCCGAAGCGGACTTTCGGCGACGCATCGACGAGCGAGCTCGCTTGCGCACAAACGCACCGGCTTTGCTCAAGGCTTTGCGTTTCGCTTTTTTCAGCGAGGCAATCACCTTGGGCCGATCAAAGAAAGCTTCGCGGACTTTAA